GTAGATACGGTATCTAAGCCGTTCGGAGTAGATGCAACGTCTACTCTACCTACAATTAATAACAACTTAAAATTATAAAGATATGGAAATAACTAAAATTAGAAGACACGGAAGCGAGATTAATGTAATCTTTACAGGCGCACAGTACATTTTCCACAACTCTTTTTATGGTATACTTGCAGTAGCAGAGCGCAAAGTATTTAATGTTGATAAGGCACTAACAAGCTTTACCGTCTATTACGGCAACCATCAGACAACAGATAGTCTTTTTGACGGTAAGTACTGTTTTGATATGGCTAAGAGTCTTATTATCAAAAACGAAAATCGATACGTCAAGACTGATGTAATTTTTACACCAGTGGAGGAAGATTTAGACACGTGGTATATGGATTTTAAAGCAAAGAGGAGATAACAATTATCCGTGAGAGTTCAAGGCTCACACCACGTTCAAGCCGTGGCACGGAACAAACTTAGCTAAGATAGTGGAAGTGATTTGCGGTTAGAAGTTACCTTTGAGCCGACCACTTTAAAAAACGACTGAAAGCGGAAATCGAGAGCCAACTCCCATAATAGGGAACCGAGAAAACGTAATCAACCGAGCGTAGGCGGATTACCTACACCGACAAAACGTGGTGAAGTCGGAAAATCACACGTCAGCTTTGCATCTGATAAGACAGCAGCTCTATATGCGGAGCTTAACTGCAAAAGCAAGACTGCATAACGCTTGCAGACGTAGGGCGCACAACGTACACCGTGCAGCGGTCAGCGAATAGGCGCACAAGTGGATCAAGACCACAGACCGCACAAGTTTAATCAAAAAAAATTAAAGATATGGTATATCAACAAGCAATTAATAAAGCGTGGCTTAATCGCTATGCGGAGCTCTACAAAGACGATGGTTTCGAAGTAGAGTGGGAAAATGAACAACGTTTCGTTGCATCAAAAGTATTTAACGGAAAGACGATATATAATATAACAGTATACAACAAGTGAGGGATTAAATTATAGGAGACAAAGACAATGATAACACTAACGAAAACAAAGAACATCCCAGCAAAGTGGGACGAAACAAATCTATCTATTGACGCAGTAGATGAAGTGCTTGACGAACAATACTCTTACGAAGAGAAGAAAGGTACAATGTACTTTACAGGACGCATCGGAGTGGACACAAAGGTTAGCATCTTTGCACACACACGGAGCAATGTAACGAACATTATATGCTCAAAGAAAGAAACTATTTTAAGAGTACAGGAGTGGTGCAGAGATATGGAAGAAAACACCGACGACTTGAAAACAGACGTTACCACCTTTGATGTTTTAGGCGCAAAATATAGTATAATCATTAAAACATATTGGGAGGTAGAGAGATGAAAAGACAACAAGATTTAACCAGTGAAGAGATATTTGAATCAACAATAGACGTTACACACAGAGTAAACCGTTTATATAAAGATGAGTGCAGTCGTAGCGAACCGATTTTCGGAGCAACAGACGAAGACGCAATCAATTACGCTTGTACTCTTAAAGACCACGATATATCGGTGATTACTGTTGAGAAATATACTGAAGACGGACTATTAAAAAAAATAAAGGAGATTAAAAATGAACAGAGATGAACAGATAACAAGAGCGGTTGAACCGCTTTTCGTTACAATCGAGCAAATAAAGTACTTGTTCGACGAAGAAGACTATCTAAAGAGCAGAGTGTATAACAAATATGTTGCAGCCGTTGACGACAATCTTATTCACCTGTATATAGACTGCAATAGAGTACGTATCAAACCAGTCTTAAAAAGCGATACAAAGAAGATATACGATGAAATAAGCAACAGGATTAAATACGACAACGGCATATCGATATACAAAGCGATAGAAAACAATTCGATAAACATATTATTTTGGAAACAGTTATGAACAGAGTATCAGAAAATGTAGTTGCCTTATACAGGGCATGCGGGTTTAGCGAACTTACACCCGAAGCGGAGCACAGGCTTAAAGAAGCCTTTATAACGTTTTACAGTCAATACGACAGACGCTTATTGAAGTGCAACAGAGATAGAATTAATGTAGTAGTTAGACCCGACCACACGGCACGACTAACCACCGTATATTACAAAACCGCATACGGGCAAGTGTATAACATCACACAGGAGGATATAAAATGATAAAAGAGCATGTTGCAAAGTTGTTCGATGAACAATATATAGAAAAATCGGTAATCCAAGAATTCCCCTATCTGGGATATATTGGAGGTACACCGTGTTTTGTACGCTGGAGCAATAATATAATTGTCATTACACCTTTCTACCCAGTCGTTTACAACACGGTAGCGAGCATCATCAAAGAGCGCAAGAAGGAGTTGAGCGAAGATATGACACAGGAAAACAACGGAGAAAGAATAATATTATATGGATAAAGAGATACTGAAAGAAATCGAGCGTATAACAAGTGTCATGGAGGTAATGATTAAGCAGCCACTTTCAACACTTATGCTTGTATGCATTGACGAGATAGCAAAACATATTATTAATATTGAAAATGTAGTGAAACATGATAACAAAGAACGATTTAAAGAGACTGTTTGACCGAGGAACGGCACAGGAGCGGTTAAATGACATCACAGGGAATATCGGAGGAGAGTCAGCAGTATTGTTCATCACCGACAATTTCGCCTACTTCAAGGCAAAGGACGGAGGGAACTATAATGTAATATCCAAAATGTTGGATTTAAAAGTCGATATGATTAACCCGAGTACCAAGCGAGTAATAACCGACAATATTGTTACTCTATACAGGTGAAAGCGCAGCCGTTGAGGATAGAAACTATTTCGGAGCGACACCGACAACGGCACAAGTATTAATTTAAACTCAAAAGATATGAAAATCAAAATCAGAAACAGGCAATTTATAGACCGATACACGTGCGTAGACACGTGGAGTGAGCACTTTGTTGACAACCGTACAACAGAGTGTGGGGGCATGACACAATTCTATAAAGGCGGTTACACCTTTATAGCAGTCGCAAAAGAAGATTATGTTGTTTTAAACTGAAGAATATGAAACTATTAGAAGAAAAGAACAAAGGGTATTGGAAAACCCGAGACGAGCACATCAAACACTTTGTCTTGTGGGTAGCAGCGTTCAGGCGCATGGAGCGAGAGAACGACAGAAAAGGATATACAGAATTATCCAACCAGTGCCGAGCTTATGCCGAGGACGCTAAGAAAGAATTAAAGAGAGTATTAACAGGTAATATTTAGGAACATGAAATACAAAGTAACAATCACTGAATATCTGCAAAAGGAAATAATTGTAGATGCAGACAACGTGCAAGAAGCAATAGACACCGTAGAGGACAACTATTACTCTAAGCACCCCGAGGAGAAGTATATACTTACATCGGACGACTATATAACAACAGATTTTAATGCAGATAAATATGAAGATTAAATTATTATCATTCGTCCTATTGTGTGCGATATGCGCACAGGGGCAGACAACAAGAAAGGGCAACACCTTTGCGCAGACAAAGCGAGCAGCCGTGAGAGATACGCTTGTTACTAATTACAAGTACGAGAGTAACGGCAAGACCTATCCAATAGTAGTCAACAGGAAAACAGGAACTTGCTACATTTGGAAAGTCAGCAAGAACGGCAAAGGCTACCGTCAGTACATGAACAAGGAGATTAAAGAAACAATTAATAAAGAACTTAAATTGAAGAAATCATGACATTACAGGAATTGTTCAGCGATGCAATTATGCACACGGAGATTATCAGAAAAGGCGAGAGCAAATACGAGGGACATTACGTATTTCTCACAAAGGTAAACGAGGGTATAGAGTATTATTACCAAGTCGCAATCACAGACGCACAGGGAGGGCACATAATGCAATCCGCAGACGTGTACGATAAGTTAGAAGATGCCGAAGCCGAGTACAGAGAACATCTAAAACGAGAAAAGGAAGAACCGCTTACAGATGAAGAAAGCAGACGTTGAAAAAAATAACCAGTTAATCCACTGTTGGAACGACATCCGACAGTGGGTTTTAGAAAACTGCAAAGGTGATACAGGAGAGTACACGATACCGACCGAACACGGCAAAGCCTTTTTAGACCTTAATCAAGGTGATGCCACGATAGACTATCGAGACGAGAGAGGGAACTATTCCGTGTACAGGATTTATTTTACACAAGGGTTGAAAAAATCCACACTGAAATACAACATTAGGAAGATACAACTCCCATTCTACCTAATTGAGCAGCTTGTCAAGCACTGGAGCGAGATTAAAGATAAAATCTTAACCGCAAAAATAGAGAGATTAAACATTTTCAACTTTAAAGCATAACATCATGAATGACTTAAAATCATATATTGAAATGCTGATTAAGCAGCAGAGCGAGAAAGACCCCGAGTTCAAGGCTTTATTATCCAAGCCGAACAAATCAATAGAGGAATGTGCCAAGTTTTTAGAGAGCGAAGCATACAAGGAAGCCGAGAAACAGAAAGGCTCATGCCGTTGTGTTGGTTGGAGTGATGCTACAATGACCGGACAAATCATTCACTATTACCAAGAGGACAGTATCAAGGCACAGGAACTACCGAGCAACGTAACCACAACACCGCCAGTAACCAAGCCAAAGACCGAACCGACAAAGGTAATACAGATGCCTATACCGCCACGGAAGAAAGGCAGCAAGGCAAAGAAAGAGAGTAAGAACCCGAAGTGTCAAGAACTAAGTTTATTCTAATATGAAACCGCAGACCAAGATACAAAAAGAGGTAGAGGAATTATCCAAGAGATTAAGACCATTACCGCAATATCTGCTTGACAAGTTCTATCAAGCAACCGAGGAGTACAACCGCACAAGATATTATGCGGTGTTGGAGCAAGTGAAAGACTATTCAGTTGTAAGATATTTCAAGTATATCAAGCACAAGAGGATAGAGAATGTTTGTCAAGAATTCATGCAAGTCTATATGAGCGAGCACGGCAATGCAGTAAGGGCGAAGCAGCGTTTCTCTATGGGGCATTATTACGACACGTTCCTAACTGACAGTCCCATGAAGATAAGACAGAACAACAGAAACTACTGTTATAACAGGCTTACCGATATTGGTTACTCTAAACTCTTTGTCCGTTCCAAAAAAGCAAAGAGAGTAATCTGTAACTACAAAGAGAACCAGTACTACATGATAGGCAAAGGGTATCTATGGTTGACAGACGATATGAACGTAGACAAGTTCCCATTCTTAGAAACAATACTGAAACAGAAACCGAGGATAGCCGAACTTCTCTTGCTCAACCATATCAAAGACCAGGATATTGTAAAGCTCGCATGGAAACACGGATATTTGACCGAAGATTTAGATTACAATTTATGGTCTGACACCGTCTCTATGGCAAGACGTCTTAACTTAGACATCCATAACCCTATCTATGTTTGCCCACAGAACTTGCAGACCGCCCACAATCTGTATACTCGCAGACTTAACCGACAGAGAGCCGAAGAAGAGAGGAGAAGAGAGGAGATGAGAGCGATGAGCGACAAAAAGGCAAAGAAGCACTTCAATGAGTTCATCAAGAAATTCTTAAGCCTTATCATAACAGACGGAACGGTTACCATTCAGCCGTTGAAGTCAATAGAAGAGTTCAGAGCCGAGGGCAAGATGATGCACCACTGTGTGTTCGATATGGGTTACTATAAGAAGCCAGACTGTTTAATCCTGTCAGCACAGGTGAACGGCAAGCACATGGAAACAATAGAACTCAATCTAAAGAACTTCTCGATAGTGCAGTGTCGAGGGTTCATGAACGACCCGAGCGCATATCACAACGAGATAGTACAGCTTATGAACAAGAATATGTACAAAGTAAGACAACTGACAAAGAAAAGAAAGGAGGTAGCATAATGAGTTTTTGGTTTCCAAACAAGGACACGGACAAAATGACAAGGAGATGCAACCGCATGGCAAGAGACAGATTTATCGGAGATATACTGAAAGCAGCATTTTGGATTAGTCTTATGGCATTATCTATGTGCGACACAAAATAAATCACAATATTTTGCGTTATTACAATATATATAATCATTCAGCCCTCGACATCACGGATAAGTCAATTAATTATGAAGAAAATAGAATTTGTTGGAGGTATTGCGAACGAACTTGCAGAAGTAATCAATGAAAACAATATACATATTACCTGTATTGAAGGTAATGTATGTGAGATAGATGATGATAATTTTGTCAAATTGCAAGCAGTTTGTCCTGCCGCATTTGATGGCAATGATATAATAGTAGTAACATAATAACTCCCCGAGCATGGAGGTTGAATAGAGAAAGAAGAAATTGAACGTTTATGACAACTCAACAAGGATGCCTAACAAGCATCCTTTTTTATTGCCCTAAATTGCGTGAACGGAAAAACGCATAAATCCATTTCTTAATTTTGCACCGTGAGTTGTAGCAGAACACACATACCGATTAGACATCATAAGCGAATGATTATATATAGTCCCTATCTGACGAGCTGCTACCTCCGAAGATAGGGACGCTTTTTATCCCAGTAAAAGATGAAAGAAGTAAGTTTAGACAAAGCAATCGAAGTCATTTGTAAAAGTACATTACTCGGACACGAGATTGATGTGTACGGTTCAGCTGATGAACCACTGTTCAAAGCAAAAGACGTTGCAGAGTGGATTGAACATTCAGACGTCTCAACCATGATGCGCAATGTGGATGATGACGAAAAGGTTACAAACAATGTTTGTACCCTTGGTGGGAGCCAATTAATGTGGTTTCTAACAGAGGACGGACTTTATGAAGTTCTCATGCAGTCTCGCAAGCCAATAGCGAAGCAGTTCAAAAAAGGAGTAAAAGAGATATTGAAGAAAATCCGAAAGACAGGAAGTTACTCATCACAAGTTCCACAGACCTTTGCCCAAGCTCTTATGCTCGCAGCAAAGCAACAGGAGAAGATAGAGCAGCAACAGAAACTACTTGCAGAACAAACTCCCAAGGCTGACTATTTCGACAATCTTGTCGAGCGCAACACGCTGACAAACTTCCGTGATACCGCCAAGCAGATAGGACTGAAACAGAACCAGTTTATAGAACTTCTTATTCGTGATAAGTTCATATACCGAGACAAGAAAGGGAAAATCAAACCTTACTCACAACACGCAAACGTCTTATTCAAGCTAAAAGACTGGGGGGACGAACACAAATCGGGATTACAGACGCTAATAACACCACAGGGGAAAGAAACATTCAGATTATTGTACAAGTAAAATAGAAGAAATAATTAAAGGACATAATCATGGAAGAAATTATCAAAGTTGAAGAGCGCAACAATACGCAAGTCGTAAATGCAAGAGAATTACATCAGTTTTTAATGGTAGGGAAAGACTTTTCAACATGGATAAAAAGCCGGATAGAAAAATACGGCTTCGTTGAAAATGAGGACTTTGAAGTTTTCCCCAATTTTGGGGAAAACCCTAACGGAGGTAGACCGACAAAGGAATATGCAATAACCCTTGATATGGCAAAGGAACTTGCAATGGTTGAAAATAACGAACAGGGACGCATCGCAAGGAAATACTTCATTGAATGTGAAAAACGGTTGAAAGAAGCAAAAAAGCCAAAGAGCGCAACCGAATTGTTCTACCAGAGCGTTCTCGCCTTAAAAGAACAGGAGGAAAGGATGAACAAACTCGAAAACAGGTTGGATGCATGGGATAAAGAAAGGGAAGAGAACGGCAAACTACTCTTGTCCGTAAGTCTTTCTACTAATAAAGTCCCCGAAGTCAAACTTAGAGACAAAGTAAGACAGCTTGTCAACAGATACTCCGCCGCCACCAACACACGGCAATGTGAAGTATGGCACAAAATTTACGAAATACTTTATTACTCTTACGGAATATCAATCAATTCATACAAGCGTAAGACTAAGCAGAATAAGCTTGACATAGCGGAGGAAAACGGTTTCCTTGGTAAAATGTATGATGTTATATCCAATATGGCTAAAAGTATCTAACCGAATTTATATCGGAAGTTGCTAAGAATGAGCTGAATTTTAATTCCGTAGATTTTACGTATTTAAAATAAAGGGTGCAGTCAACCAACGCTACACCCTTTATTCTTACACCCAACATTACACATCACACCACCGCCCAAGCCTTTATTTATCCCCGACACGCAACATCTTGTGTAACGTTTCCTGTTAGCTTTTACATCTTCTTGAAAGCATCCTTAATCGTCTTGTCTCTCATCGTTGCATACCTGTTCGTTTGCAGCGTAGTCGTGTGCCCGAGAGCATGCTTAATCACGTCAGTACTTACACCCCTGTTGAGCATCGTAGAAGCAAAGGTACTCCGCCCCATGTGAGAATGAAGGGAGGGTTCACCAATCATTTGCCCGAGAGCCTTAAGGTACATATTATACTTTTGATTACTGATTACAGGCAACCGACCCTCATACCGAAGAGTAATCTCCACCGCCTTGTCGGTCAGATAAAGAGTGTAATCCGTGTTCGTCTTTGTTCTCTTGCCGTTCAACCGATAACTACCATCGTCTTCCCTCTCGCAGTCAGACAAGCGGAATTTCATCAAATCCGAGTAAGCCAACCCAGTATAACACTGGAAAAGAAACAAATCCCTGGTTCTCTGTAAATATCCGTCAGTCAAATCAAGCTGCTCAATTTTCTCAACCTGTTCAATGGTAAGACAGGCAATCTGACCGCCCTCCGCCTTGTCTATGTGTATTCTCTTGCTTTGGTACGGATTTTCACTCGCCAGCTCATCCGTAATTGCGTCATTGATGAAAATCTTCAGATATTTGTGGTACGATGCAATGGTACTCTGCATAAGACCCTTGCCACCGACCACACGTCTATGCAGCCACTCGTCAAAGGCACGGACGTTACTCTCCGTAATATCCGAGAAGTACATCATCTTCCCCCATTCCGAAAAAGCCTTGATGAATGACCTGTATCTGTTCCGAGTGTGCTCCGATACATTCCGTTGAGGTATTCTTGATTTGATGTAATCTATAAAGGTCATGGACGATGCTCTTGTATCAGTAACCCGGTTCAGCTTACCTAAATCCACGATACCGCTTTCCGCCATTTCTCCTATCATCTTGTGGCAGTCATTCACCAACTGTCTTAATCTGTTATTCAGCTCAACCGCATCAAGACGGAACTTCACGCAATCCGCCTTAATATCCCATTGTGTAGGCAATACCGATACACCAGTAGAGATAAATTTTTGTTTGCCACCATAGGCTACCCTAATATCAACCGACCCTTCTTTGTCTTTTGAAGCCGTATGCCTACGGTCAAAAACGAGCCTAATTTTCGCTATCTTCATAAGCTAATTGTTAAACATTGTTTTTAAATACGCTCCATTCACAGCCGTAACCATTTTCTAATCAATGGTTTACGGCAAAATTAAATACACATTTCCCGATTTTTTGTTTCGTGTATTTAATTCGTATTTATTTTGTGTCATATTTCATACACATTAGATACGTACAGATACACATCAGATACGTATTACATACACCCATACAATCTCTTTAACTTTACTTATTTACTTGATATTCAGCGTTTTACATTTTTAGTTATTGGTTATCAGATACAAAAAAGGGGAGCATTTAACTCCCCGAAAGTGATTCCGCAGGGAGTTGAACCCTATTAATGTTATCTCCTAAATATCAAGTACTTACAAAATCCTCCTTTCTTGCCTGTATTTAATTCGTATTTAATTTAAATAGTATATTTCCGCTGCAAAGGTAGTGTATTTTAATCTAAAATATTACACAAACATATCACATTTATACTTATTTAAGGTTCGGTTCCCAGTGTTAAACAGTTTAAATTACACTTGCATGATAGTTTATTTTACACTACCTTTGCAAACGAATCAAGTAAATGGGTACAAGGTTTAATTTGAATTTGCCTCCTTTCTGGCTTAAGCCAGACAACATAGAAACTCTCGGAAGTGCCCATTCACTTTCGGGAGTTTCGCTTTTATATCCAATATGGGCTACAACTTAATCAGAATATCAATCATAGAAGCGCAGAAGGCTCTAAGCGACAAGAAACGTTTAGACGCCTTCTGTTTTGCTATTAAGATTAAGTTGATGTTCCGCTCATCTGACCTTATTTACACTTCGCTCAACAAAGCAGCCGAAACTATGCATCTCAAAAAAGACAAGTTCAAAAGACTTGTTGCTGACGCTATCAAGTTTGGCTACGTGAGAAAGGATTGCAATAAGAATGGTGTAGTAAGATATATAGCAAGGAGATTATATTCAAACAGCGAGTATTCATATCTATTGCGCAAGGATGATTTGACAAACCTTTTCATGCCACAAATTAAATTCCTTGTCAAACGTATTGTAGTTGAGAACAAGATAGCAGTTATCACTGATGTTTTCAATACCCACAATAAGGCAGAAGATGGAAAGACCGTAGATGAAATTCGGTCTGCCCGGAAAAGAGAAGGACGTATGCTGAAAACAGACTTCAATGAAGACCGTCTCGGCTGTTCGTATGCTACAATAATGACTTTGACTAAAGGAACGAGATATCAGGCAGTAAAGATTACTGGCAATCTTACCAAACGCAAGATAGTAAAGAAAATAGTCCGCACTATCACTTTAAGCAAAAACCCGAAAGACATTACTCGAACCCAAAGCTACCGATGCGCTGACGGTTCTCTTGTTATAGAAAGCGCACGCACAAGAAGAGCTTTTATTAAAAAGAGCAATGTTTATCTGATGAAGGATAGTAGTATTAAGGCTCCATCTTACCATGAAAAGGCAGTGGAGACAAAATAATACTAACTAAGGTTCAGGCAGGGATTGTAAGGGGAGGTAGGAGGTTTATTAACTTAGATAATTAACTTAATGTTTAACTAAAAGAAAGAGAGAATAAGAGAATGATAGAGTCCTTAGATAATTTTGCCCGATTTTCAGATTTTTGCGCAAAAAATCAGCTCGAAAATTCCGCGCGTGATTTATTCTCGTGCGCATACGTCATGGGTGAGCACCCGTCTTTTGGCGAGTTCAAGAAATATTGCAGACTGCATCTGAGATTAAGCGTAAGGGAGCACAAGGAGTATATTATCGCCCTTTGGAACGACATGGAAGATTGTAGGTGGCTAAAGAAAAACGGCAAGCCGGCAAAGGACTGGAGAACGCTTGTAAATGTACACAATGGCATCTTGCTACGCAAATACAATATCCAGCGTAAGGAGAGAAAAGACCCCAATACATACATGCCGTATTTCGGTCTTGAAACAGCCGAAGAGGAATATCCCGAAAACGGCAGACACTACGTATGCTATACAGATGGGAGCTGCGACAATGTAAAATCCAAGGCAGGAGGTTCAGCCTATATAATCATCAAAGATGGCGAGATAGTCAAGATGAAGAGCCACGGCTCGCCAAGCACCACAAATAACCGCATGGAACTGCTTGCAATCATCAGTGCAGTAAATTCATGCCCCGACAATGCCTGTGTAGACGTTTACACGGATAGCAAATATTGCATTTACGTATTATCCAAGAAAACCGCACCGCAGATTAACGAAGACCTCTACGAACTATTCAAGAAGTGTTCCGCCCACGTTGAAGGTGTGCGCTTCCACTGGGTCAAAGGACACAATGGGGACAAGTACAACGAAATGGCGGATGATATGGCATACGGAGCATACTGCGATATATGCGATGAATACCACTTCAAGAAAATGACACGGCATTAAGCCTTAAAATTCTTCGCCCACATAATCATACGGTCCGTATGACAATATTACTGCAAATGTTTCATTCCCCCTTGCAGTGGCATCAAGGCAAAAAGCAAAACGTGAATCACATACAGGAGAAGTTCCGCCCCAATAGTATGTCAAGCCGTATTCATTCTTTTTAGGTGTTAATTCGTATTTCTGCGCTAACAAATCTCTCAGCCGATGGTAAACCTTTAAGGTTTCTTTTGTTCCATGGCATATTACACATAAAAGACACCCACTTAGATAGCTACTATTGGAATCGTATTCAAACTCGAACCACGCAAGGTCGAAGAATTCGCCAGCGTAACTAATATTTTCATACAGCATTCTTTGTTTATCAGAACCTTCTTTACTATAGGTTCCATATTTCCTGTTTAATATACTAAAGCAATTTTCATAGCTATCGCCAAATTTTACACCACACACTTCATTTACGACCTGTGCCTTGCACATTACTAATGAAAATGATAAGCAAAAAATCAACGCAATCCGTTTCATATATTCCTTACAATTTTAATTTATCTTCCCCATCTTCCTCCATCCGTTCTCCCGAATGAAGTCAGCTATT